AGTTAAAACAACTCCATCTGAGTATTCCACTAGCTCATCAGTTAAAGTTAAACTTGCTGGAGCAGAGACAGAATAAGGATTTGGTAAATTTGTACTAGGTGTTGCGGTAACTTGTGTTTTTGTTGCCCAAGTGTAATGAGAATCTTGATGGATAACTAAGCTAAGATTTATAGTGAAGTCCTCATTGAAAGTCATTCCTATAACTCTATGAGGTTTTGCAGAATAACCTAAAGACGATAATGTAATATTGACTATATCTCCTATTGCTAAATCATAAGCATCAAATCCTACTGTTAATTGTAATCCTTTTGAATCTCTTGATCTTCTACATATTACCTCTGCTATCTCTAATGCCTGATATGGAGAAGTTATCGTACTGAAGTCAAAACGACCCTCTAATAAGAAACCTCCGTCAGCTGTTTTCATTGTTGCATGTTGATCTGTTGATGCATAAGCACTATCATCTAATTCAGGCCATTGAACTTCATCAACTTGCCAATTCCTATCAGGATTAACAAAAGAAACTATTACACGATTGTATTTATTTGCTTTTGTTTCACTTGCTAAACTATAACCACCTATAATATCATCTTCAGTTAAAGTTATAGAAGCTGAACCTGTTGTTTCTACTAATAATTTATATTTTCCAGCAGTATAAGGTAAATATGCTCTTGCACCTTTTACTAACTCTCTAACATTGTCTATTACTTTTCTTGAAGTATCTAAAACTGCATTACAATCTAAAACATCTATTGTAGTAGAACCATAAGCAGTAACATCTGTATCGCAAACTCCTGAAGCTGTATAAAAACTTGGTATATCAATATTTGCTATTGCAATTCCTTTTCCATATCTTTCGTTAGTTAAATAATCTAATAAACACCAAGCTGGATTATTAGAATGTGCCGCAGTTTGTGCAACTGAACTAGAATTATAAGCAACAACTTTTTTTCCTTTTATTAATGCATTGATTGTTGGCATACCTGAAAAAGCATCTTGATTCCATTTTATTTTTAAACTTATATAAGCTAATCCTCTTAACCTATGATTAGATGTCCAATTAGTTAAGGTTCCTAATAGATCGCATTGTGCTTGACTATCGCTTCCATAATGACATTTTACACTAATTAAACTTGCACCATCTTTATAAAAATTTCCATCTCCACTTCCTACTGTTCTTAAAGTATTATCTGCTAAAGTACCAGACCAAGTAACTTCTTTATCATCAATATAAATTTTATCTACACTTTCTATTTCTCCCTCACATAATACTAATGCTATGTAAAGAAACTCATTGTCACTTCCGCTAGTTTCTATGAACACACGAGTTCCACCAACTTTTCTTTCTCCATAAACAATGGGTATTCCTTGATCGTTTGATTGATGATTTAATAAAATTCCTTTTTCAAAGTTATTAAAATCACTATCGCCAAAGTCTGGCATATCAGGTCGTCTGTTTGACATAAACAACCAACCAATGGCAAATATACCTAAAGCAACCCAAGGATTAACGTTTTGAAACCAATTAAATACCTTTTTAACATTAAATACATTAACTCCTCCAATAGAAACACCGCTAGAACCTATTGATACAGGACCAAAGCTAATATTCCAAAAAGATTTAATACCTGTTTCATTTACAGGCTTTCCATATCCACCTAATTTTTTTAATAATTTTTCTTCATCTTTATTAATGTAAGCAATAAATTCATCTTTAGGTGCATATCTATTTAATATTTTTTTTCCTATTTTAATTAATAATTTATCAAGCCAATTAAACATTATGTTCTACCCCACTTAATATCTAAGACAGTTTCACTTGAAAAAGCCATACCTAAATCTCCATTAAAAAATCTTTGTTGTGATGTACTATTAGTTTTTCTTCCTGATTTCTTTTCAAAATCTGCCCAATGAGAAACAATATTTAAAGTTAAAGCTGATGATTCTGTATTTTCATTTATTGTATATGTTTCTATTGAACCTTTATAAAGTAAAAAAGGGTCAGCTATAATTGCATTATTATCATCTAAAAATGCTCTATAAATAGTAACTGCATCATTAACAATATTCTCTGCTAAAGCTAAAGATATATATGTTTGATCTGCTCCTGATAAAGCTATTGCTATGCTTGATTTACCAATGTCAGTTTCTTCTGATACTTCAGGATAACTAACTAAAAATTTGCTTGATGAATAAGTAACACTAGAACCTGATACTGAAGAAGTTAAATCATGTACGCAATCTGTTAAATTTTGAGGAGTACCAAAGCCAATAGTTATTAAATGAACAGGCTTTATCTCATTCGTTGCTAAATGATTCTTTACTGCTGTCGTTAAGCTTCTCGTCATATTTCTCGTATGTTGTTCTGTTTATTTTTTCACTATCTTTTATCATAATAAAATTAAAAGTGCCATCTGGGATTTTATGATTTCCAAGATCATTATTAATTAAATTAATTTCTGATTCATCAACTATTTTTTCAGCAATAACATCCACATTAATCCAATGCTTAATAAGATACTTAGCCATTAAAGAGTTTCTTCAACATCTAACTCATATTTGTATAATAAATTTCCATCTTTATCAGTTCCTACTACTCCAAAGGACTGAACGTCATTTGTTAAATGAACTGTAAAAGGAACATTATCATAAGTAACTGTCGAGTCATTTGTTATATCTGCAACTAAAGGCGGTTCAATAGTAACCGTTGCCGCGTTGCTAGAGCTAGTTACATCTGCAACCACCATATAAACCTTATTATGACTTGCAAACTTAAGGTAATCGCCCATTTTAAATCTTCCAGCTCCATCTCCAGCAAAGCCATCCATAGCAATAGTAGTATCTCCAGCAGATTGCGCACCATTAACTAAAACTGTTCCTGTTTCACTTCCTCTAGCATCTTCTATTTCTGGTGGGATAATAGTAAAATTTTCTTTTCCACTTCTTTGTTTAATTATAAAAGCCATTAGTTCTCCATATACAGTTGATCTATTTGATGTAATAATTGAAGCTGTAAATGCCCATCTTTGAGAATCAATAGTTCTTGATAATTTTTTACCACTTATTGATTTAGATATAATTGTACTTTGAATTGATCTAATACCTAATGTTTCAAATTTAGATGTTGATATTGGAAATGCACCACTCATTATATTAACTCTCTCCTACCTTTTTCATTTAAAGCATTATTTATTATTGAAGTTATTACACCTCTATTTTCTACTAAAACATTATTAAAGCTACTTGAATCTATTGCTTCTATATTAAAATTAACATTAACCTCTCCACCTCCAACTCCTCTAGCATTTTGTTGAATTTGTCCTGATGAATTTGGAACGAATACTTCGGGACCTCTTTCTCCGACTACTATTGGTTTTCCTTTTGATACTGCTCCACCTTGTGCAAATCCTCCAAAAAAAGCTGTAACTGCTTTTAATGCAAGTTGTTTTTTTAATTCAGAAGTTTGATTTTTCATTTCTGATGTTTTTTTCCTCTCAAGTATTAATTCTATTTGTTTTCTTAATACAATTTCAATAGTTATTGAAAGTAGTCTAATAGCAAGGTCTTGTGCTATTTTTTTAAATGACTCTGTTAAATTTTCTCCAAGAATAACAGCTCTTGCTAAACTGTCTGAAAATGATTTTATTCCTTGATTCATTCCCTCTGCAATAGTTGTTTTTATATTTTTCATTTTAGTAGCAAAATCTTCTAGCTCTTTTTGATTTATTTCACGAAAAGTTTCTTTTAATTTTTTAGTTGTTTCAAATGTCTCATTCATCATTTCATGCATATTGTTATGAGATTTTGATATTTGATTTGATTTAAAAGCTTTATCAAATTCTTCATTTAATTTTTTAGTCTCATCAGAAATTCCTTCAATACTTTGTCTTGTTTTCTCAAATGGATTTCCTTGAAATTTATGTTCCCATTTACTTAGCTCTTCAATATCTTTTAACAAATCTTCAAATAATTTATCAACACCTTTAAACACTCCACCTAATAATACTCCAGCAGTAACAATTCCAGCTATACCTTTTTTAGTTGCTGATAATCCAACTCCTAATAAGACAGATGATTTGGCAACTAACATTAAAGCTTTTGCAACATTAGTTAAAAATATAACTATATTTAATGATATTAAAATTTCTATTGCTATTCTAAATCCATGAATATTCTCTTTAACTTTTTTCATATTCTTAGCTATTCCAGCAACCGCTTTTCCTAATGTTCGACCCATTTTTTCAGCAACAGCATCTATTGTTTTTGAATTTTTTTCTAGGAATTTATTAAGATCTCCAAATTGATGTTTAAGTTCTGCAAAAAATCCTGCTTCTAATAATACTTTTTTAAAGTTAAAAACTTTATCTCCTATCATTGATAAAGTTCCTTCAAATGTTTTTGCTAATTCATCTGATGCTCTTCCAAATCTTCCACCTTTACCAAATACTCTATTAAATGCCTCAACGGTTGCTTCTATTGATACCTCTGCTCCAGCTTGGAAGCCAAGCATATTTCTAACACCTTTTTCTCTAAATAGATCTGCCGCACCAATACCAGCACTAAATGATCTTTGAATTTGTTCTGCCGCAGTTCTAAAATCTAATCCTGTTACCGCCGCAACATTACCTGTTATTTCTAACATTTTCTGGAGGTCTTCTGCGTTATCTGTAACTGTTGCTAATATACCTGATCCTCTTGATATTTCTTCTAAAGAAAAAGGAACTTTAGATGCAAACTTTGTCATATTGTCAAAAGCTTTTGCACCCTCGTTTGTATTTTTAAGTAAGAATTTTAACCTTGTTCTTAAATTCTCTATCTCTTTTCCTGTATTGACTAAATTTCTAATAACTAGACCAGCACCTAATCCTAAGAAAGCATTTCTTAAATTAAATATAGATGATTTTAATTTTCCTAGATTTGTCTGTAAATTATTTAAAGCTTTTTTAGATTTATCTCGTGCTATAATATCTATGTTAAGTTTTTGTGTTGCCATAATTATCTTTTATGTTTTGCCATCCTCTCTTGACTTTTATACTCTTCTTGCTCTTTTTTCAAGTAAGCTAACCAAAGATTATAATGACTTACGGGCATATCTAAAACTTGTTGGTATGTTATATGAAGTCTGTCGGCTACCGCTAACTGCGACCTAATTTCTAAGTCGCTCTCTACTTTTTTTCGGCTTCCTCGTAATTAGTATCTAATAAGATTTTATTGGCTATTGTTGCAATAACATTGGAGTCTGCTTTTTTTCTTAACGCAATTTTATCAAATGGATCAAAGGCTTTTGTTAATTCTCCTTTGTCATTTTTAATTTGCAATTTCATTATAAGCAAATCTACAAGAACATTTAAGTCTTGAAAATTATTTGATTTTTTAAAGATAATATTTTTTTCTTCAAGTGTTAAAGGTTCTGAATAAAAGACAGATGCATTACCATGCTCATCTTTCCATTCATCAACTTCAATAGTAATAGTTTGTAAAGTCTCAAAATGAGTTTTTACTCTATCTATAACTGACATAAATTAATATTAAGCAGTTCCTCTTGTTAAAGTTCCTGTTCCTTGAAAAGTAACTGATCTAGTAGTTATTCCATCTAAAGAAACATTAACACTCATTCCTGTAACAATTCCTGAGCCTGTAAAAGTTTCATCTCCTGATCCATTACCCTCTGGAGCTAATATAAAAGCTATTGTTGTTCCAGCAGTTAATGTTTGTTGTGGAGAATCAGTCTCATCATAACTCATTTCTAAAGAACCTGAAAATGATGTTCTTCCTGCTACAAATGATTTTGCCGCATCTGATAATTGAGTATCTTCTACAACATCAGCAGTAGTTTCAAGTGTATAACCAGTTAGTTCGCCTATGCCTGTTCCACCAGCAGTTACGACTCCTTCTTTTCCAAAGTGTGTTGCCATTTTTTATTTTCCTTTTTACTTGTTTGTTGTTCTTTTTTTTCTTGTTTCCAACCTAAATCTAAAAAATTATCAAGTTGAGTTTCATTAATAGTAATTTCATTCCCATCTTTATATAATTTAATGTCTTTAGCCATAATTTCTTTTACCTTTTATTTATATTATCGTCAATATCTTTTATGGAGTTCCAGCATTATATTCATAAATACATCTAACTACCATTCTAATTCCACCTATTGGAAATAATGATCCCTCGTCAGTTTCTACTTGAATAATTTCTGTATCAAGTGCATTAGAACTTCTAGTTATATCAGTTTCTAAAGCTGTTTCAATAGCTGTTATTAAAGTATTTCTAGCTGTGTCAATATTAGAATCTGTTCCTTTAACAAATCCCAATATTACAAAATCTATTGTTCCATGTCTTGTTTTTGCTCCACTTCCTAATTCAACATCTTCTCTATTCTCTTCTGATGTTTGAACTATTACTGCTGGATATTGTGCTTGCGATAATTCTTCTAATTGAAATGGTTGTCTTGTGCATAACTTTACATCTGGACTGCTAATCGCATCAATAACTGTTTGTAAATTCGAAGCTATATTTTCTCTTACACTCATATTCTCATTGCCTTAAATTGTTTCATCATAAATCTATTAAATCCTTTTTGTATAATAGATTCTGTTCTTTGATTAAAGCCAAAAAATTCTCTTTTTGGTTCATTTAGCACTTGGTTAAATAATGCTCTTTTTCTCATTTGTGAATTTGAGAAATTAACACTAACTCTATTACGTCCTGTTTTTCTAATTGTTTTTCCTCCAGGTGTTAATGATCCTAGCATACGACCAGAATAAAATAAATCAACTGTTGTTCTTTTTCCCTCTCTTGCTAATTGTTTTAAATAACCTTGTGAGTAAGGAGCAAACGGAACTCCTTTATAGTCTAGTCCCTTTGATGTTTTGGCTTTTATAATTTCTAACAAATGAAATCCAGCTTGTAACAATCCTTTCTCTATTAATCTTGGAAATTTACTTTGTAATCTTTTATATCTTTTTTGAATATGTTTCGAGTTTGTTTTAATATTTGCTTTAAGCATTATCTAGTTAATCTTCTTGATCCATGTAAAGGTTCTCTTTCACTTACAGAAATTGATCCTCCAGCATCAGCATCATAATTAACTCCATCTTCTAAAATTGATTGAAATTCTTTAGTGTAAGCAGAGGAATAAAATTCAATCATTCTCTCAAATCTATCTTTATCTGCTTCTGGTCTAAATTTAGTTAATGTTGGTAAGAAGAATCTGGATAAGAATAAAAATGCTCCAGCTCTTTTAAACTGATCTAAGTCAACTTTAGTATCTACCATTTCAACAGTATTTAAAACTGTTATATCAGTATAGACATTTGATTTATAAACAGGCCACCATCTAGTTCTTAATTCTCTCAAAATATCATTGGTAGTTTGAGTAATAAAAAAAGTTACTTCTGATGAAGTTGATGAGAAACCAAAATCATAGATGTCTGCTTGGTAATTAGATACATCTCCAGCATTAATTACATTAGCACCTGTAAAATTAGCCATATCATCCTACCAAAGTTAAAATAACTACTATTGCAATAATAATTCCAGCAGTTACTTTAGGATTATCTTTTGCCCAATTAATGTATTTGTTAATCTTATCCATTATTTTTTTCCTTTTTTCTTTCTGGGTTTTAGTTTAACAATATTTTCAACTTTTTCTATTATTTTTTTTGGTTTATCGGTTAAAGGTTTAAAACCTCTTTTAATAAAATGATTTATATTAGCTTCGTATTGTTCTTTTGGTCTAGTAATGGTTTTTTTACCATTTGTTAATTTTATATCCATAATATCTCCTGTTATATCCTATGGCGAGTTTCCCCGCCATAGAAAAGTAGTTATTAGTTGATTACTGATTCTCCAAGTATTTCTACACCATAAGAGTCATGTAATTCGCCAACACCATAAACTGCTGTTGCTACGATTTCATCTGCTCTTAAAGACGCATCTCTTTGAGTTTCAATTTTCAAGTCTTGCATCATTGCTAAACCTAAAGCATCTTTATGGAAGATACCACCTTTACAGTTGTCAGTATCAGTTGTTCCATCAACATTTGAAGTTTCAAACATTTGAACTCCAGCGATGTTACCAACATATCCTGTTCTTAATGCTTCGTTAGTTAAGTCATTAGGGTTAGGATTAACAAAAGTATTAGTTAAGTTTTTCTTCACATTGTATGCAACCTTTGGATTAAGAACTCCAGCTAAAGGCATTGGTACTGCCGCTTGTCTTAAAGTTGCTACTGCTTCAAAGATTTTAGCCACAGTTATTTCTGTTCCAGCTCCACCGACAGATGTTGAGAATCCATCAAATAATGCTGTTAAGTCTGTGTCTATTTTTTTTGCAATCGCTTCTCCAAATAGTTTACCAATATCTGCCGCTACATTTCTTGGAGCAGAATTTCTTGCTAAATCTGTTAGAGTAGTCATGATTCCATTTTCAGATGCTGATATAGTAACTGAAGACGGATTGATTGCTGTGTTAGATAAATCAGAAGCTTCTGATACTGCCGCCGCACTTACTGCAGAGTAGATCGGAACTTCAACTGACTTTCCACCACCACTTATAGCATAGTTTTTTACAAGTGGTCTCATTACTGATCTTTCACTTGCTACGAACAATGCTTCTGCAACAATCTCAGTGTATAATTCCGAGAGTGTTGACGATGTTGTTTCATTTGCCATTGTTATATTTCCTTATATTTATTTGTTTAAGTTAATTTGAGTAGGCTTTGAATCTCGCTCTTTACGGTATTCCGCATATTTAGCTCGATCTTCTGGCTTACTCATATCCAAGTCCTGAATATTGAAGGGTTTTACAGTCTTACCACCGACACTACTCTGGCTTCCTGTTCCAGACAAAGACCCTTGACGGAAATGTGGGTTAGCATCTAGGAATTCTTTAACTCTTTGTTCAATAGTTAATAATTCGCCTTTATCGTTATATCGAATATTACTATTCGCGTCAAGAACTTCAATTCTATTATCATCTGATAATCTAACTTCGTTTTTAATTAATGATACAACTTGTTGAGGGTTAATAGCTTTATTATTTGAGGCAATAGATAAAATAGAATTATCAACTCGATCCGTTTTAATTTGAGATCTATATTTTTTAATCTCATCTTCCTTTTCAGCTAACCTTTGTTGCATAACTTTTTCTAAATCTTGTTTTGATTTAGCTTCTTTAATCTCTTTCTCTTTTAAAGCATCTTCATCTTTTTGTTTTTGTTCAGCTAATATCTTATCGTATTTTCTTCTTTCTTCCTGAATACGATAATGGACAATTTTATCTAAAGCTTCCTGATTAAATGTTTTTTCTGGCGCTTTTTGAGGAGTTTCCTCTATTGGCTTATCTTGTTTACTTAGATTTGCTAATGCTTCTTCGTTTTTTGTTTCTTGTTCGTTTTTTTGTTCTTCTGACATTTTTTACCTTTCCATTGTTAGAATTTAACTTCTCCGCTTTCATCAAGCCAATCAGGATTGACAAAGCTCCATTGATGACGACAGTTATAACCACCTCGAACAATCATAGGATCGCCACTCTTTTTTCCTTTCCAAGAATAACTTGCCCATATTTGTCGAACCTCGTCTAGTTTAAAAACACCGCCATTTCGTCTATTATATACACCATTAATTACTTTTCGGCAATGATCTCTTGTTGTTGGTATTACATCTCCAAAATACTTAACATAGGTTAATCCAGCATCTTTTGACTTATTAAAGTTTAAAGTAGCATCAAAATCCCTCAATGAATCGTTTAATATTTGTCCAGCATGACGTTTCATATTATCTCCTAATCTATCTCTAGCAAATTTAGTCTGTAATCTGATAACTGCTTTATCTACTTTAGATTGCATTGATTTTTTATTCTTATTCTTTTTAACAAAATTAACTAATCTATTAATTTCTGGGTCTTTTGAACTTGCATATATTCCATTGATTGATTGCCTTAATTCTTTTTCTAAAACTGAAAATTCTGCACCTATTAAAGTATTCTGATAAACCTTATTTGATAATGTTCTTGTAAAGGTATTTGATACATCTTTAAATTGAGTAAAGTATTGTTGTTTAAGATTTTGAATTAAAGCTAGATCTCCTTTAGTTAGTTCTGAAAAAACAGCTATATCTTTTTTTTTAACTTTGGCTTTTTTTAATATTGCTTGAAATGATTTTTCTACTCTTTTGGCTTGTTTATTAAATCCTGTCCTAACAACTGTATCGCTCCAAGCTAAATATTCTCTTTCAAGGATAGCTTTGATTTGAGGTCTTATTGCTATTGCTGATTGTAATTCAATTAATTTACCATCCGATAAAGGTAAAGACCTCCCAGCTAGAGAAGTTATCTCATCTTCAATTTTATCTAAAACTTTCGTGAGTTGCTCGTAATATTCTGCCTCTGCAATCTCTATATGTTTGATTCGATATTTGGTAGTTTGCTCTAAAATATTGGCCATAAAATCTTCTAACAGAAAAAAAATAGAAAATCAAAAAAAACGTTTTGTTTGATTATATTCAATTTATCCTCTTTGGTAATAGTGGCTTATTTTTTTGGCTTATAACTTTAGTGGAAAGTAAACGATTTCTGAAAAACACGTATCATATAATATAGGTATGGAAAATAAAAAAACTAATATTTTATTATTACCATGTTACGAACATGACATCAGAGAATATGTAAAAAGATGTAATGCACATATTCCTTTGACTCCTGTTTATCAATTAACTCCAGATGAAGAAAAAGAGTTTCAAGAAGAAAATAAAAGAGCAAAGCTTCTTGATAAGCTAGAGTCTGGTGAATCCATTGATGAAAAGGATTTGGATAAAGATGAGAAGTTCCTAATATGGAAGATGAGATATTTGAAACCATAGAGAGGAGGTAAATAAAATGGAACATAATCCGTTGATTGCTTTTGAGGATAAAAAAATGAATCCTCTTCCTTTAAAAGGACATGCACAAATGTCTAATATGATTGATGTTAATTTAGCTTTGATTGATAGATTCTTTGTTAGAAAAGAAGTAAGAGTTTATTGGAGTCAAGCTGGTCATCAATTAAATGCTGATAAACATTTTGTAACATCAATTTGCATTAAAGGCATATTAGAACATAAAGGTAATTGGTATAGAGTATTAATTGATAATGATACTTATACTTACTTTGATTACGAAGACATATTAACTATGGCGGTTAGATCAAAAGAATCTAAAAGACCAAACTCCATAGCTTTAAGATCGAGTAAGAATTGGTAATCAATTAAGATGGGGCTGTTGTTTCCTCAATAGCCTCATCTTCTACATTTTCATTTTGAGGTTCGTCTTGGGTAAACTCTCCAACTTCTGAATTACTATCTATCTCATCAAAGATCATATTTAGTTTCTCATCATCATCCACTACTGCTCTTGCTATTTCTTTATCTATTTCTTTTGTTAATGTAGGAGATTTAACATTAACTGCTTTAGCTTGTTGATAGAATAATAAATCACTAGCATAATCTCTTATGTTAAATGAGTCTGGATAATCTATTTCTCCATCAAACTCTCTATTTTGAAATAAACCATAAATCTTAAATAATTGTTCTTCAGCTAATTGTAGGTTGTCAGCTTTTTCAGATAGTCTTGCATTTAATAATTCAAATTCTGTTTGTAATGCTATTCCACTTGATACTTGTGTTTTAGTTCCTCTCACTGCGTCGGTATGGGATATTCTATGGATTGCTTGTACCTTTTTATTTATTGAATCCATAATTGAGGCTAAATTTTGTCCACTAGGTTGTAGTAAGTATGGTTTTAAATTTGGTTCCATCTCATCAGGCATCTCAATAATTGCTCCAGCTCCAGCACTAGCATTTACACCTGGAGTTTTTACTAAACTAGGATGATTGGTTAATCTTATTAATTGTTCTATCTCTGAGTATTCATTGTAAATTGATTTTTGTAAGTCCGCAATATCTGATAGGTCTGATTGACCAATTCCTCTTTTATGTGATTTGGAATTATATAAGATAACTGCCGGTATCTTGCCAATCAGATTATCAGCAGTATCTAGTAAAATAGGATCTGCCTTATCATGTGGTACATATATCGTATCAACTTTATCTAAATGCCAACATCTCATATATGTTCCGCCCTCTTTATCAACTTCTTCTCTAACTTTAAGATAGTCTAAAGAATATTTTCCATTTATCTCTCTTTTATAATTCCAATCTAAAACATTTTCAGGAGTTACAATAGAAAGATAAGGTCTTATATCTAATTGGATTTCATCTGCTTGTGTATTGGTTGTTACCTTTGGTTTATCTAATATTAAAAAACAATGTCCATAAATTGATGAATAATTTTGAGCTTGTTTAATAACAGAATCTAAATCATTACCATCTAAATCAGAGTCTTTTAAGAATGATTCTAAACTAGGCTCTTCTGCCATATCTTTAAAATCTCTTGATGGTTTTACTCTGAATAAAAATGATGAATAAGTTTGAACAATATTTTTACAATGATTATCGCAAGGAGTATTTCTTAATCTTTGATTAAATTCAAAGTCTTGTTCTAAATTATAACGGTTTAAATACTGTCCAACCATATAATCAAATCCACCATTATATGATCTTATAAAATACTCCCATTGTGAGACGTTTTCTTTATAATCTTTATGAGTTTCTAGTATTTTATCTCGTGTGTATGACATATTGTTGTTTGTTCTTAACATTCCATCTTGTTGGAGTAAAGGATGATGATTGAATAGTTAAAGGTTTGACTACATCTATTAAATATCCAATGGCATCATTCATATGATCGTATCCTTGCTCTTTATCAGGAATATTTGTTCCTATTTTATATATTTGTTGTTGTAATCCTTTTATCATCAATTTACAAGTTTTTGAAACAAAAATATGTCTTTTGCCATCTGCGGACTTTAATCTTGAATTGACATTATTCACTCTATCTCTAATTGGAGTATGTTTGAATTTTGCCTTAACATTAAAACCAGCATTTTGTAATATGCTTAAATCGGTTTTTCCTCCAGCACTTGTTTTCCTTTGTCTACATGCTGGATCAGGATAAATAAAGATTGGCATTTTAGTTCCATATCTATCTCTTATCTCTTGACACATTTCATCAGTATTACTTGAATAAACAACTATCTCATCAATAAAATATATTTTATCCTTATCTATTTGAGCAACTGCACAGGACATAGGATCAACGTTGAAATCCATTCCAATATGTAAAGGTTTTTTCCAATCAATCTCTTTTTCAATAACATTGTCAACAGGATGAAAGTTATAATAGACTGCACCAGCATAATTTTCAAATGTTCCCTCAAACTCTTGTCTAAATGTCCTTATATCTAAATCTTCTTTAGCTCTTTCAATCTCTTCTTTAGACACTCTCCCACCTTGTAATGTAGTAAATTGAAAACTATCCCATTGTTTATCCTGTTTTCCTTTAAGATACATTCTATAGGACCAATTACCATAACCTCTAGGACTTCCTGTAAATAATACTTTGCCCTCTGTATCTGCAACTGATGCTCTTAATACTTCTGACCAAGCTAATTCAGGTATATCAGCGAACTCATCCATAATTAAAAAGTTAATACCTGTTCCTCTTAAATTATCAAAGTTCTCACAACCTTTTAAACTTATTCTGGAATTACTTTTTCTTATCTTAATAGTTAAATTAGACTCGTTAATTTCATCTACCCAATTAAACTCGTGTAATATTTGTTTTAATGGTAACCAACATATATCCCTTGCCATTTTAAATGTTGGAGCGCAATACCATATATTCTGATTAACTTGTGAGGCATATTTCATCATTTCAGATATACAAAGATATGTTTTACCAAATCTTCTTCCTGAAATTAAAACTCTAAATCTTTTATCTGATGATGATACCTTATGTTGTGGTTTTGTTAGAGTGATCTTCATAGCAACCAAACTTTATATAAATCTTATGTTTGTTAATTTCCTCTCTCCCAAATTCTATCATCTTTTCATGTGATTTTATATAACCAGCTATCATACAATCATATCCATCTTTATATAGAATATCAAATGTATGAGGAGGTAAACAAGTTGTTCCTTGAACTCCAACCGAACAAATAAACATAGTTAGTAGGAATTTCATTTTTCTTTTCTTTTATGTTTATTGTATTTTCTATATGTTTTTACTCTCCATACCCAATGAAAGATAGCTCTAGAAATATTTTCAATTTTATAAAGAATCCAATCAATCATAGTTATTGTCCTCGACATAAATTAGTTCTTTCCTTCGTAGGTTTTATCTTCCTCGTTTTGTCCACAATCGCAATCTTGACATGGACAATAATCTAAATATTCATCTATATGATTTCCTGATTGACAATGGCAATCATGATTACATGATCGACAAATACTCATTTTGTATATCCTGATGAATCGTATTTATCCTTAACAATTTTAACCACTCTCATTTTATCGCTATATTCATCTTTCTCAATAATAGCATCTACTTCACCACAAGCCATTCTAACATTTTCAGGATTAACTGACCTTTCAACTGTTCTTTTGGCTTTTAAACATGATGACATTTTTTGATCTTGTATATAGGTATGCTCAATAATTCCACCTTGATAAAACATACATAATACTATTACTCCACTAATGACTGTTTCCATTTTTCCTCACTTTATCTTTTATTTTTTCAATCTCATTTAATAATCTTTCTACATCTTTTTGTAATCTAGTTATATTTGTAGCATTATGTCTAGACTCTTTTAATTCATCTTGTATATCCTCAATATCTTTTATTGCATCCTCAATCAATAGAAATTGTTCCGAATCTGCTGGTAATGTACCCATTTCTCCTCTAGGCCATTTAATAGAAAATTCTACTGCACCCTCTAAATCTTTTTTAATTAAATGGTTATCTGTTTCAAGTTTATTAAGTCTTTCAATAATACCAAAGTAAGCCCAAACACCAATCCCTACGGCTCCTATTATAGAGATTAGATTTTTTAATGGCATATCAACTGATGTATTCTCAGATACTTTCATTATTTACTCCATTTAAAAGTTTGTTTAATTGACTTACTATTTTTTTCTTTCCCATTAGACGTCTCTCCCATTTCTAATGTAGTTGTATCAGGTTGTATATTATAACCGCAACCACCTAAAAGAATAAATAAAACTACGAGGATTATCTTCATTTCTTTTTCTTCTTTTTCTTTTTAAACTTTCCATCAATCTTTTTTTCCAATGACGATACTTTTTCTTTGATAAGGACCATATCTGTGGATAATGAAAAAGTTCTTGATAGAGTCCAACCACCCAAAGCCAATAAGATTGCCAATAATGCTGTAATAAGTTTTTCATTCATTTTTTCTTATAACTTATCAATGTCTTGAATACAAATATTTCCTTGCCAAGTTCCTGATCCATCTTTTAAAAGCCAAGCATTTATTTTATCGTTATATATAGCAATAGCTTCTCTATGAGCCTCAGCAAAATCTCCACATTCAAGTAATGTCATGGGTCTTGCAAACTCTAAGACTTCTTTTATCATTGTCCCATCGAACTTTAGTAATAATAGAACTAGATAATGCACTTGTTCTTCCATCAGCAAACTCCTTAACTAATTGATACCATTTAATTTTATATTTATCATCTTTAGTTTTGTTATAAAGATTTGCTAATTTATCTATCTCTTGAAGTGTCGTTTTCGCCATTTATTACAAACAAAATTATCCTTAACTCCTCTAGTTCTATAAACACCACAAAAATTTCTAGGCAATGAATACATTCCACAGTTGCCACAGGCCTCTTTCCCTAATGCTTGTCTAAAATCTTGTGGCATTTGATAAGGAATAAACTCTCCATTTGGATAAAAATTAGGTCTTTTCATTTACCTTGACCTCTATATTTTTTATAGCTTCTTCTCTTATGCTTGTTCATTGTTGAAAGCTTTGGTCTGCGACCTATACTTGTACCATTCTCAGTACGAGTGTATTCAATAACCTTTCCGTAAAGATTACCTTTTCTCTTTGCCATTTATTTCTTTGACATCTTCAGCTTCTATAATTAATGGTAATGGTTCTGATATTTGTTCGTTAACCATTCTATCTTTCATTCCAAGATAATTTTTAGATAACCAGATTTGCATATGAGTATTATCTTTGTTAATAGCTTTTTCGAACATTTTTTTTCTTAAACTAGCTTTTCCTTTTTCTCTACTCGCACTAATAATATCGGCAAAATTCCTTTGTAATGTTCTCGCACTAATTCCTAATATGCTACCTATTTCTTCCAAAGTACAACCAATATGAGCAAGGTTTCCAAGTATTTTCTCATCGACTTTTGATTTGGGTCTTCCTACTCCATTGCCTTTATGTTGCCCATTTGTTTTCATAATTTTGTCGCGTTTCATAATTTACTTTTTATCCTTATTTTTCAATAATTCCAATATAGTTTGTTC